CAAGGTTGAATCCACGGGTGGCGCGTCGAGCAGCACCGCGACCAAGAGCACTGTCGCAGTCGCGATCACGCGCAACACCAACGAGTCCCTTCCTTGGGACGGTCTGCCGATGGACCCGTTGGACCCGATCAACTACAACTGCGATCGTTTGGACTTCAGCGGGTTCCCTTCGGCGACGCTCGCAGCGCTTCAGTCGCGAATCATGATTCGACTCGGTTTCGCGAACCAGGCTGCGAATCCGCCGCCCGGCATGTCGCTGTTGACTGCCGAATTCTTGCAGAGCGCGCAAACCTTCCTCTATCGGCGCTACACAGCGCTGCAAACGCGCCGGTTCTTCCGCTGGAAGGTCAATCCCGGTCAGCGTTTCTACTCGCTGAAGGATAACGATGAGGATGTGTTGGGTAAGTTCCTCATGGACCCGGCGAAGACGATCGAGTGGGCCGGCATCCAGGACACTCGCAACGTGTGGTATCCACTCATCAAAGGGATTCCGCCGCAGCTCTACACGATGATCGCGAAGCCGTGGCGTCCCGCGCGCTACGACATCCGGCAGTGCCTTGAAGTCTATCCGCAGCCGGACCAGACGTATTTCCTGTGGATACGCGCGAACTTCGGACTACTGAGCTTTACCAACCCGGCAGATACGACAACGCTCGACAGCGAGTTGGTGTTCTTGCAGGCCCTGGCAAATGCCAAGGCGCACTATGGGCAGCCGGACGCAAACAACATCATGGCAGAAGCCAACGCCTATCGAGGAGAGCTAATCGCCGGGACTCACCAGACGGCACACTACATTCCGGGCACCATCGCAGTCCCGCCGGCAGTGCGCCCAACGCTCGTCACGTTCTCTCAGTAGACTGAAGTGCGACCGTACCCACTCACAACTCTGCGCGGCGGCATCAACCGCTTAAAGGTCCGAGGCGCCGCGCGAGCGGACATGCTGTACGACCTGGTGAATGCGTACATCACCAACGCAGCCACGATCGCACCGCGCGAGGGCACACGCCACGACGCCGCGCTCGATGCCAATACGGTTGGTCTGATGGCGATGAAGGGGCAAAAGCACGTTTTCAGCAGCGCGCTTCAGACTGTCCCGGCCGGCTACGTGTGTGATGTACTTGCGCATCCAGCGGTGCAGTTTACGCCGCCGTTTCCCGGTCTCGGGCTTCCTGGTTGGGCCAACACGGTACCAACACTATTGCATTTCAATGATGGCAATGGTAGTACGACTTTTGCTGACAGTGGTGCAAACCCGGTCACTTGGGTAAGCATCGGCGGTGCTGCGGTCACTACCGGACAATCAAAATTTGGCAGCGGAGCGCTTTCAGTTAATGGCAACACCAAAAAGATCAAGACTACGATCCAGCCAGGGGACCCATTAGACCTAACAGTTGGCGACTGGACTATCGAATGTTGGGTTTATTGGCCCGCGTTCAACGTCAGCGACAGCTTCTACATCTTCGACGGAAGCAACGTATTTACCACATTTGGTCGTCTCAACGTTCAGTCAGATGCCAGCGGGTTACCTGTACAAACAAACTGGTCTTGCGATGGTAATTCTCCATGGAACAATGCGAGTGTAACCGTTACGCATGCAGGGTTAGCGCTCAATACCTGGCACCATTTTGCGGTTACTCGCGACAAAGATTTGCTCCGCATTTTCATCAACGGGATCGGGGTTACGGGCGCATCAAGAGTAGGAGTAGCCAACTCATTCACTGGCAATGTGGTACCCGCGATTGGGGCCAACAGTTTGCTGTATATTGGCGGATTAAGCGGCGGGTCTTCTAATTCCATTCCCGCGTATATAGACGAATTTCGCGTCACAAAAGGTTCCGCTCTATATGCAGATTCCTTCACGCCGCCGATCACGGCGCTAACCGCTACAGCAAATCAGGAAGCTCAATACACTCTTTGCAGTCTTCAGCATTTCGAGGATGGTGCTGGAAGTACAACTTTTTTAGATGCGGCGCCAACACCTATTCCTTGGGTTCCACATGGTGCAGCTCAAGAGACCGCCTCACCACATAAGTTTGGTGCGGGAGCCGGCTCGTTCTTGCTTGATCCAGATTACCTAAGTGCAGCCACCACAATTGGACAAACCAGTACAACAGATTTTTCATGGGCCGATCCAGACTGGACTGTTGAAGGTTTCATATATCCACTGGATGTTACCGGCGGCGTGAACCACGTTTGGTGGGACATGCGCGGCACAGCGGCGGCCGGTGCACAGACGGGTTTTCGTCTTCGCCAAAACGGCACCACACTTTTCTTCGATGTAGGTAGTTTTTATACTCCCTTCAATACCGGAGCGGGGGCAATTCCAACAGCGGGTCAGTGGTATCATGTTGCAGTGGTGCGCTACGGGGCTACATTCACGATCTATGTAAATGGCATCTCGGTCGGATCTGTGGCTGAAGCTGGATATGCCGCGATCATGATAGCTGGTGGATCGTTTTATATGGCTTCAACAGCAGGTGGTGCCGGCACCACGGCTGATGGTTACATCGACGAGTTTCGCGCCATCAAAGGACTCGCGGTCTACAAAGGCAACTTTACCCCGCCGGCCGCACCATATACCGCACCAGGTTTCATCAGCCCGATGCCCAAGACGATATGGTTTGCGAAGCCGTTCATGGGTTTCCCTTATGTGGCCGCAGAATTCGTCACTGGTGATGTGCTGCACTACTGGCTCCAGTTCAACGGCAATTGGGCACCGAGCACAGTCGAACCGATTGGCAACATCGTGTTGCCGCTCACCGTACAGACGGGCCTGGCGTACCAGGCGGTGCGCGATCTTCCGGTCCAACCCGTCTGGTCGTCTGAAACTATCATTGCAGCGGGCGCTCAAGTCGAACCAACAGAAGCCACCGGCTTTTTTTATCGGGCCATCGCAGTCGCTGGCACATCGCCGCACACTGGCCCGGTCGAGCCGGTATGGCCGACGGCAATCGGAGCCACAATTCAGGAATTCGGCGACTTCGGCGTGACAGTGACACCTTCACAGACGCCAGGTAGCGCTACGCCCACTGCGCCACTCGGGGCTGTGATTACAGATCGCTACGGCAACAGCGAGACGATCGCCGGACAAACCGGCACAGTCAGCTCGCAGGTCGCAGCAGTACCAGCTTCGACCGTCGTTACGACATGGGCAAAAGGCACGCTCTATTCTCCCGGAGCCGTCGTGCGGCCGACTACGGCCCAAGGCGCTTTCGTCAACGCGATCCCGAACGGCGATTTTGAGGCCGGCGATAATGGAGATTGGGTTAAGACGGCGGGTGCGGCGATCAACGGAGCGCCCGCGCCGTATCAGGGCTCATTCCAGGGCTACCTGCTGTGCGATCACTCCACCCAATCGCTGACGATGAACAGTTTCGGCGCGGTGACTGCCAACCAGAGCGTAACCGCGAGCTGCTACGTGAAGGTCAATGCCTCTGGCACAGACCTAACATTCAACTTGAAACTCCGGTGGTATGACAACTCCGATGTGTTCATCAGCGAGACCAAAGGTCCAGACATCCAAGGCTCCAATGGATGGGTGAAGACTACCGTCACCGGCAACGCCCCGGCCACCGCGAAGCATTGCCGTGTGCAGGCTTTCGCCGCCAACGGCACGACCGCGCGCTCCGCACAGGTTGACCTAGTGGTGTGGAGTCTTGAGACCGCAGCCGCCGTTTCCAACTTCTTATTCGAGGCTGTGCAGGCCGCTCCTGGAGCCTCGGGCGCAGTCGAACCCACCTGGCCGGTAATCGCCGGCAATACGGTGGTCGATAACCAGGTGACGTGGAAGGCGATTGGCACCAGCATCATCACGTGGCAGGCAGTCCCACTGATGCGCACTGGCACGGTCGAACCAATTTGGCCCACGCTCGTCGGCAACACTGTGGTAGACACCAGTTCGTACACGACCGATGATGCGCACGTCAACAACACGAGCATGTCCTGGATCGCGATTAGCCGCGCGATCTCCGATCCGAAGTGTCCGAACTCAACAGCCGTTGCGCTTGCGGCGACTCACGTCTTCGGTGCTGACAACGACATTGCGCCGTTCAGCGCAGCGGTCAATCCGACTGACTGGTCCACGGCGAACAATGCCGGCTACCTGCCGACCGGCCTGAACAACTACGGCGACAACCCGGTCGCGGTGCTTGCGCTCTACCGCTCGAACCTGATGGTGTTCAACTCTGGCGGCTACCAGATGTGGCAGGTTGATCCAGACCCGCAAAACATGGCGCTGCTCGACGCGCAGCCGGTGGGTTCTATCTACACCCGCGCGGCGCAGAGCGTCGCGAATGACCTGATGTTTTTGGCCGAAGTCGGCGTCCGCAATCTCAGCACTGTTGGCGCCACGGCGAACATGCAGATTGGTAGCACGGGGCAGCAGATTGATCCATTGGTTGTCGGTCAGATTCAGGCCGGCACGTACGCGCCGATTTCACTCTACTATCCCGGTCGCGGGCAGTATTGGCTCATCTTCGGGCCGCAGGCGTTCGTGCTCACCATCAACGGCGAGAAAGGCACACGGAGCTGGAGCCGCTACATATTCCCGGACAGTATTACGGATTGGACGCTGCTCAACGGCACGCTCTTTTTGCGCACGGCCGGCAACTTGGTGCTATCGCTCGATGCGACCGCGCTCCAGGACGATGTAGGCGGTACGCCGGTCAATTTCAACAGCACGATCCAGTGGCCCTATCTGGACTACGGCACCATCGGCATCGGCAAAATGATGGTCGGTGTGGATTTGACTGGCACTGGCATAGTTACGATTCAGGTTGGGTTCCGCGAGGACGACCTGACAACTTTCTCCGATGATCCGGGTTTCGCCACATCACTGAACGTGACGGCGCCTTACACGATCAACATGGCCGATACGGTTCCGGGTACGCCCATCCCAATTCGGATCGACTCGCCAAGCTACAGCCTCATCCTGAAGTTTGGGCCTAATCAGGCGTGGACCTGGCAGATGGCGAATCTTTATCTGCAAGACAACAGGGGCGGGGGAGCCACAGGATGAGCGATCTCATAGTCACCAGCACTCCAACCCTGCTC